ACAATAGTTTCTCTCGGCAGAACCGGGATAATGAAAACCGATTCAACCAGAGTGGAAACATTGGGAATGTTGAATGCCTTTGATTCCGCCGGGATGTTCTCTACTCAAACCAATGTCCCTGAATCCATGTGTGACCAGAGCAACTTCTTATCAGGATATGGGAATCAGTCAAGCAGCAGACTCCCTGAAACTCAAACAGTTGAAGGGTTATGGGGTCTCATGGGTTCAGGTCCTGGCACTACCTATGAATCCCAGGTTGAAGTACAGGGGAAAACCGTAGGTGTATCAGTCAAAGGAACAACCCCGTCAGGATATCTGTATGAAGATGTGAAAGGGTCGTTAAAGTCCGGGCTGGATAAGAACTCAAGCACGCTTCAGTATTCCTATAGCAGACATGACCACGCTGTCCTGAACAGTGATGCAAACAAATCCCTGGATGGCGGGTTTGACTGGCTCTGGGACACGGAAACTGAAGAAATAGTGAACGAAACGGTCATCGAGGCCAGTGAAGAGGCCAACGTCTCGGAGGACAACGATGATTGAAACTATCCAACCTATCATTCTCGCAGTAATCGGAGCACTCATCTATTCTCTGCTCTGGTATTCCCGTCAGGTCGTGGACCCAACCAAGGAAACACCGAAATTTGAACCGTGGAAACTTGTATCTACCCTTGTTGTGGGTGCCTGTATCGGTCTGGTATCTGTCCTGTCAGGCATTGATATCACCCAGGAAGGAATTGAAGCTCAGCTCGCGTCATACGGCTTCCTTGTTGCAGTCGTCGAACAGGTCGGCAAGGCCGTTTACCGAAAAATCACAGAGGAATAAACAATGTCAGTATCAATTGAAGGTATCTGGTCCACCAGAGCGGGGGATTATTCCCCGGCAAAGCATATTCTGACCAGAACAAACGATTACCGGTACTTCTTCCGGTTAAACCAGGATGCAAAGGACATCACCGTCAAAAAACTGATAAAGATTCTCATTGACGGGAAGCCTGAGATCACCATCCATGATTGGATGAGCGTGGACGGACGGGAAGATAACTACTTTGATATCCCGCTCGCATTCCGCACTCCCGGCAGACATTCCGTTCAGTTCGAGGTTTACAAACCTGCATCATCCAGAGCAGACAGCAAAGAAGGAGAACTGGAATACACGTCTGACAAGTTCACCGTGGAATACCAGGCATAAACAGTTGAATAAATCATCTCATCACCGGGTCAAACCGGTATGAGATATACCCTGCATACGACTATGTACCACACGTCTAACCCTTTACTGATACCCGCAGCAGCCTTTGTCGATGTTTGTTCGGAACCATTATTCCCACCACGTATGCAGGCTCTTGGAATGGTCAAATATATTCGGGTTCGATTCCCGGACCAGGAGTAAAACTATGGCAGATGAACCCAGAATTGTAAGAATTGAAAATCTGGCAGAGATAGAGAAACTGTCTCACAAATGCACATCAACCGACCTGCTCACCGAAATTCAGATATCAATGGCAAAACTGGAAGGGGCAATTACATCTATAGCAGCCGCCAGCCAGGAATTGAATGCCCGGTTTGAAGAACAGGCAAAGGAATTCCGGCAATATATGTCAGCGGGTCATGTATGCAGATACGCTGACCAGATTCAGCGGAATACGACTGCTATCAGTCTGCTTGAACAGGAACGGCAGAGAAAGATAGGGTCTGACTATTGGGTTGAAAAGTTCATTGAATCACTCAAGTATCTGCTTCTATTCGTGGCGGGTATGTTTTTGACATTTATTCTGAAAGGCGGTTCTCTGTAAATGCGGGTTCAATATCTGCCGGATAACTCATCTGTCTGTTATCCGTTTGCGGGAGAAATTGGAGAGGTCATCGAACGGTATTCATCCAGGGTTGTTATCAAATTACAACCAGAAGGCTTTTCACACTCTATTTTCATTTTAACTTCTCCAGATAAGATATTTCCCGTGAAGTAGGGTTTTGTCAAACAAAATAATAAGTATTATATACTTATAGGTATAACTATAGTATGTAACAACTACAAAGGAGAACTGAAAATGAGAACCTATCAAATCACAGAACGGAAAGACAACGAATTCAAACCCTGGCTTTTGATTACCTATGAAAACGGTGAATGGTATGACCAGCGGGGATTCATGGTGGATGAGTTTGACCGGGCACAAATGTTTGGAACGTGCTGGGAAATACACGGAGATGAAATCTTCTAATTTTTTAGGTGATTACGATGATTTTACCAATGGAAGAACCACTGGAATACCGGGGAGCATGGTTTCAATATTGTTTTGATTATGAGATAAGAAATTCAGCATATCTTTGTATGTCCTGTGATGTTCTCACAGACATTACAACCGGAGTATGTCCATTATGCGGGAAGCGTTCACCATGTGCAATGGATTACTAACATCCATTTTAATAAGTATTATATACTTATAAAATAAACTATAGTATGTAACAAGTGAGATGAGAAAAATGGATGTAAAAAATTTCACTACAAAAATTTTAGAGAACTGGCCTATAAAGAACGTTGAATTCGAGACTGCATTAGAAATCGTGAAAATTGCAGAGGAACGAAAAACATTCGGGTATAAATTTGAAGATGAAATTGAATCCAAATTTGGAGTGTCAAACGGATTCGCACACCACGTGGCAAATGAAATGAAAATGTATAGAAAGGTGAACTATGGAACAAAGAGAAGTCCAGAAGAAGCAAGAGCAGACCGGGTATTAAGAATTCGAGATTCAACCGGAAAAGCAACAGCACGGAAATTTAACTAAAATTTTTAAGAGGAAACGAACATGACAACAGGAACTGCCAAGATTGTAAAGACTGAAGAACCGGACCCGTGGGGAGATTTGAACCAGGAGGACTGGTAATTATGGCAAAAATGTCTGTTTATGAGGTTATCACAACCAAGATAATCTCCCTCATCGAGTCGGGAAAACTGGATTGGAGAAAGACATGGAGTCTGAAAGCACCGGTCAATTATGTATCGGAGAAACCCTATACCGGCATTAATTTCATTATGCTTGCATTCTCCGGGGAAAAGTCACCATATTGGCTGACCTACAAACAGGCAACCGAACTTGGTGGCAATGTAATGAAAGGAGCGAAGGGATACCCCGTCTGTTTTTACACGTTGAAAGAGGATGAAACATCAATCCCTGAAAAGCCAAAGAAGTATGGCGTGTTCAAATATTACACGGTGTTCAATGCAGACCAGTGCGAAGGGATACCTACAAAGGATGACCCGGTTCAGGATGTAAAAAGCAAAGACGAAATCATGGAAATGATATCCCAACACAACCCTGAAATTATCCGTGGGAGACCTGCATACAACCCGGGAAAAGATGTTATCAAAATGCCAAACCCTGAAGAATTCGAGTCGTCAGACGCATATTGGAAAACGTTCTTTCATGAATTAACCCACTGGACAGGTCATGAATCAAGGCTTGCCAGGGATGGTATCATGGAAATAAATGAATTCGGAAGTGAATCATATTCAAAAGAAGAACTGATTGCAGAATTGGGTGCAGCATTCCTATCCATGAAGTTCAACCTGTCAGAAGTGGGAGAACAGGAAGCCGCATATATTCAATCATGGATAAAACCCTTGAAGAATGACCCGAAGATGATTATCCAGGCCGCTAGCAAAGCACAGAAGGCAATGGAATATCTTATAAACTAATTTTTCAGGTGGGATAAATGGCATATTGCTCGGCATGGTGTGGCCCTGAATGTTCCAATTGTAAATATCCAGATGAACCCTGTAAATATCCGAAAAATCAGGAATCGCAATATGAAGATTCTGGATTTCTTTTATCAGGAGAATAGATGATTATGCAATACGTTGAAGGCCCGGATGGGAATTGGGTATTAGAAGAGATGGAAATGCCGAAATTCGTGGATACAACCGGAGTTATCAGGAAGAAACGAAAAAGTGATGTTATCGCGGCAGACATCTTCAGATACCTGGATAACCACGAATCGATAGGCGACCCGATATACTATTTTGACAAACGGGCAAAAGATGACTTAATTCACAGTATCTCCAAAATAATATACTGCCATATCGGAGAATAGTTTATGAATAATTACATACTATACTTGTATATGCCGTGTCCAGATTGTTTATCCGACAACATCAAAAAGTCCGGGTTCGTTCAAGCGAAAACCGGAATGCAGCAACGATACGTATGCAACGACTGTGGACGCACATGGACAGGTATGGGAAGGCCGAAAACCCCGGTGGTCGGCGTCACCTGTGAGGAGTGCCATTCCCAGGATATAGCCCGGAAAGGATGGCGGCTGACCAGACAGGGAAAAATTCAGCAGTATGTATGCCGGTCATGTGGTCATATCTTCACTTTACAACCAATACTGAAGAAACGGCGCCAGCAAGTTTAATAACTCTTTTTTGTAAAACAAAATAATAAGTATTATATACTTATAGGTATAACTATAGTATGTAACAACTACAAAGGAGAGACAAGAAAAATGGTAAAAGAAGAAACGTTCAGAGCAATTAGAAAAATGTATGAAATTCTTAGAGATGCAGAGGAAGAGGGGTTTTTGGATTCTTTAACAAACATGAATAATATGCATCCAAGAGAGATGGAAGAACTGTATGAAAATATCAGGGAATCATCCCAGAAGATTTTTGAGGATGCTTGCCATGGAGAACTTACTAATTAATTTTTCAAGGTGAAAACAATGACAAATGAAATGAATCCCTGTCATGGATGTGAGCATAAAGACGAATTATGCGATATATGCAGGTTTTCTGAATCTGGAAACCAATATTCAGAAGTTATTAAGAAAAATCTATTAAGTCACTTTTCAAGGTGAAAACAATGACAAAAGAACACCTGATAAAAGACGGGTATAAACTGGTTGATACCGTTGGAGAACATGACATTTATGGAATCGAAGGGAGTTCAGTATATTACGCAATGGGAAGGGATGAAGAATGAACGATAACCGATATGAATGCCAACTACAAGAATGGTGCAAGGAAAATATTCAGACATGCCCGTTTATGGACCAGGCTGAATGCGGATTTTATTGTGGGTATCTGACATATCCTCCAAGGCTTGAAGAATGCAAAACGGAATTATCCGAGAGATGGGAAAGGAGGAATACAATATGAAATCATGTCCAGCATGTGATGAAGGGATAATGCAATCTGGTATCCCTTGTTTTTACTGCAATGCAACCGGAGAAGTCACGGAAGAACAGTATAGCCGAATGTTATTCGGAGATGGAGAAATACAGGACCCTTGCACCCATGTAAGGGATTGTTCAGAATGCTGTCATACGTTCTGTCCATACTAATTTTTTACATTTTTCGTCAAACACCTTTAAATATTTTGTAAAGCATAACTGTCTTTCAGTCTTATGTCTGAATTGCGACTTGAATATTTACCGGTATCAGAATTAATCCCATATACGAAAAACCCACGGAAAAATGATGCTGCGGTTGAGCGGATTGCAAATTTAATTAAGGAATACGGGTTCAAAAAACCCATTCTGGTAGACGAGAAAAATAATAAAAATGAAATCATCGCCGGTCATACCAGATTGAAAGCGGCACTTCTTTTAGGGATAGAAAAAGTCCCGGTCATTTTTGCAGACGATTTATCCCCGGAACAAGTAAAGGCGTTTCGTATTGCTGATAATAAGTCCGGGGAGTGGGCTGAATGGGATATATCATTATTGACCGAAGAAATATCAGATTTAAGTGAAACCGGGTTTGATATTGATTTGACAGGGTTTTCAGACATTGAAGTTTCAAATCTCCTTCCAGATTTCAATGATAATTCTTCATCAGACCATTCAATATATGGTGCCGGGTCTGGTGGCATTCCATCAGAAGAGCCAGAATATGATGAAAGTATTGCAGATGGGATTGAAATGATAAAGTGCCCACATTGTGGAAAAGAGTTTCCAAAATGAATCCGTTCACTGTTGTCTCAACGTTTGCTGGTGGCGGGGGGTCATCCACAGGATATTCAATGGCTGGTGGAAAGGTTCTCCTGGCAGTTGAATGGGATGATAATGCAGTTGCCACATATAAGGCAAATTACCCAGACACCCCGGTTTATCATGGAGATATTTCTAAACTCACGGTTGAAGAAGTTCTGGAAATTACTGGATTAAAACCCGGGGAACTGGATATTTTTGATGGGTCTCCACCATGTCAGGGATTCAGTACTGTCGGAAAACGGGATTTTGGTGATAGCAGGAATCAATTATTCAGAGAATATGTAAGGCTGCTTCGCGGGTTGCAGCCGAAAGTATTTGTTATGGAAAATGTATCCGGAATGGTAAAGGGGGGAATGAAAGTAATTTTTGCCGAGATTTTGCGGGAATTGAAAGCATCTGGATATGATGTTTCAGCCCGCCTGATGAATGCAATGTATTACGGAGTTCCACAAAATCGGCAACGAATGATATTTATTGGAGTTCGGAAAGATTTGGGAATCATACCAAGTCACCCAACGCCCAAGACGGTTCCGACAACGTTGAAACAAAGCATAGGAAACCTTGGAAATATACAAAATCAAGACACGGACCACGTTTGGGTTGACGAATCACCAACAGGGAAAAATACAAAAAACTATTTTCGCGCCGTTAAAGTAAAACAAGGAACGTCATACAAACCGTTGAGAATACGATGTGAATGGGATAAACCTTCACCAACAATAACCACCGGTGGAGGAAAACTTGGAATTCCACCAATGCTCGGAAATTCTCATTGTCACCCTGAATATACTCGAACTTTTTCATTATTAGAATATAAGCGAATCTGTTCATTTCCCGATGACTATTTATTTCCGGGTTTATTTCCTAAAAATCTGGTTAATGGGGTATTTCGGATGGGTAATGCAGTCCCCCCTCTTTTGATGAAATCTGTAGCTGAACATATCCGTGATAATATCCTTGCACGAACAAAAGTTGCACACAATATACATAAAGTTGCACAATGACACCGCCACAATTTGAACGACTAAAAGGTGAAAAGGCCGAGCAATGGCAGGCGTTCAAAATATACCGCGACATGGGTTCTACACGTTCGATGCAAGAACTTGCACGAATTATGAAACGACCTGTCCGAACCATGTACCTCTGGTCAAACAAGTTCAACTGGTCAGAACGAATCAAGTCATATGAGGAATGGTCCACCAACGACCAGGTGAAAGAAAAGGCAGAGGCGATGGCAACGGATATGGTATCCGGGTTGTCCAAAGCGGTGAACGCAGTCGGGTTTGTGCTCATGTCTGACCTCAAATACAAGCAGCAGCAATGGAAGGCATACTGGCGGGATATGGATGAGAAAGGGGAATCCAAAATAAAACCCCCTGCCGGTTCCACAAACTCCCTGCTTGATTCGATGGTAAAATGGGCAACGTGCATGGAAAAAATAAAAGAGTTCACATCTGCCGACAATATAGACGAATTCGGAGCAATTGACGAACTAGTTGAAATATTAAAAAATGAGTCTGAAACTACAGAAACCGCAAGGTAAGGGAGCGAAGTTCATCCTTGCACAACCAGCCCGGATAAATATCCTCCACGGGTCTGTCCGGTCAGGAAAAACCATTGCTTCAATTATCAAGTGGATACACCTGATAAAAAACGAAGCAACGGCAGAATGCCTGATGGTAGGAAAGACCGAAAGAACCCTAATCAGAAACATCATCAACCCGATGCAGGAGATGTTACCGAAATCCGTTATTCAGGTAAACAAGGGTGCGGGTGAGATGATACTGTATGGGAAACGGGTTTATCTCGTTGGAGCGAACGATGCCCGGTCTGAATCCAAGATACGAGGTCAGACCCTTCAGTATGCATACGTGGATGAAGGAACTATCATCCCTGAAGAGTTCATGAAGATGCTTCAAACCCGTTTATCAGAACCGGGAGCGCAATTATACATCACCACCAACCCAGACAGCCCCTATCACTGGATGAAGCAGGAACTGATAGATGCAGCGGATTTGATTAAAGCAAACGTCTGGCACTTCACCTTGGATGATAACCCATACCTGGACCCGGAATATGTCGAAGCATTGAAACGGGAGTTCACCGGATTATGGTATCAGCGGTATATTGAAGGGTTGTGGGTATTAGCTGAGGGTGTGGTATATCCCATGTGGGATGAGGCAAAACACGTCAGACCTGCTCCAACAGGAGACATGGAGAACGTTATCGTATCCGTGGATTATGGTGTGACAAACCCGTCAGTATTTCTCATGGGTGGAATTCACAAACCAACTGGGAACGTTCATGTCATGAAAGAATTATATCATGATTCTTCACAATCCGGCCAACTGACCGACAAACAACTTGCAGACCTGATGGATGGGTTCACTGATAAGAAAGTTCGGTATATTATTGTAGACCCGTCAGCAACCTCTTTTATCGCTGAGTTACGCAGCAGAGGATATTCGGTCAGGGAAGCTGTAAACGATGTGATACCGGGCATTCAACAGGTGTCAAAACTGTTATCATCAGAAACCCTGTTCATTGACCCGTCATGTACAAACACCATCCGAGAATTCGGGGCGTATGTATGGGATGAGAACGCACAGAAACGGGGAGAGGATAAACCAAAAAAGGTAAACGACCATTGTTGCGATACCTTGCGCTATCTTGTCCAAGACCTTTCAACCAGGAACCGGTCCGAGATATCCAGACCGTCACCAGGTATGGCTCATGTTCCCCGTGGTATCAGGTCAAGCCGTAGCAGACGCCCGGGTCCGGCCGGGTTCTGATACTTTCAAACTACTTATTTTATGCATTCAACATACAGATAATAAGTATTATATACTTATGAGTATAACTATAGTATGTAATACCTACAAAGGAGAGATGAGAAACATGGAAGAAACATACAAGGCGGTATATCAGAACGGGTATGCAATTTTTGGAACCGGAAAAACCGATGAAGAAGCCATTGCAGATGCAATGGAATGGGTGGATGACCCGGATGAACTGAAAAAACAGATTGAAGCAGGTCAGAAGAACG